GTAACAATGACCGTGTCATTTGGGAAGTGATCGGCGTAGACCTTTGCAATGACTGCGTCATATTCCACGGCAGTCACGTCGTGTTCGTCGCCCCAAATTTTGCGGTTGCCACCAATTCCAGCGTATAGGTTTAGAATCTTCATTTGTTCCCCATAACCACAACAATCGAACCAAACCCTGCTGGTGAATGGTAATCTCCAAATGTCAAACGACCTTTAATGAAATGCACTTCATTTGGCAGGCAATACTTGTGAAACCACTGCGTGTCAGTGCTATTTGGTAACAAGAACACCACTGGAACAATATCACTTGCTTCTAAACCTTTGACTAAGAATTTTGGCAATTCCCTGCCATAAGGCGGATTGCACCAAATTGCAGATTGAGAATGATCCGCCCAATTTAATCCCATTGCCAGCGCGTCACGTCTCAATTCGTTTTCATGGTCTAAACCAAAATAATTTGGGCATTTGGTTTTTTCTTTGTCAGCAGCTGCGTCCAAATCAAAATTAAATTTGTTATTCCAAATGTCAAAAAATGGTTGCGGTGTCGACCAATCTTTTTTGTCACCGTAGGTTGGGTTTGAGAATTGCGGTGTGTGATTCACGTTGTCCCTATCTGTGCAACGCCCATAAATTCACACTTGGTGCATTGAATTACTTCCACACCATTGGGAAGGTTGTCCGTCACCTTGTGAATGACCTGTTTCGTTATTTTTTTGCATTTCCTGCACTCAAACTGAACTGTGTCCATAGTTGCTTCTCCTAAGGTTTTCAATCGGTTGCAAGTTGATTTGGGTGACCCACCAATTTGGTTGTTTGGTGTGTCGGTACTTGGGACGCTTAGCCATGGCAATGGGAATCCAACCCGCAATGAAATACTGCGGTGATTCACCAGTGACAAGGATTGCCACGTCGTCAGTGCGGTCGTATTCGTGAATTATCAGCTGCCCTGAGGCGTACTTAGTCCAACGCACTTCAAAGTGAGAACCAACGTCGGCCTTGAATTTGCCCTTTTGCAAGAATGGGTCAAACTCATAATTGAGATACTTGGCAACAACCCATTCGCTGCCAATACTTTGGGCGTCCTGTGCGATTAGATCGTGAAATGACTTTTCCATTGAATAACCACCTGAGCGGGTTTGCCAATAATCTTTGTTTTCTCGCGCTAAGGCTAGGGCTGCGTCGTGACATTCAAATTCTTCCTGACGCGTCAATGTGATTTTCAACGGCAACCCGCACAAAACCAAATGATTTTTTCATTGCCAAAGCCTTTTTGGTAGCCAAATTCATCAAATTTGACAATGCTTGAACACTTATCGCATTGCTCAACTTTGTATTCGGCGACCACTTCACCGTCGCACATGAGTTTGCCAGTCATTGTTTTGACTTGTATTACTTCCCAGTAATCGCTCATAGAAATGCCACCACAATCAGTAGCAAAAACAACACAATTTCAATGCAGACAAGTATTTTGATTAGTCTTTGCTTTGTCATACTTGTGGCTTCCAAGTTCCGTCACTTGTAAGCACTAGCCATATTGGGTCACACTGATCGGGTTTGCGCCCTACGCATGAATAATTCGCCCAGTCCTTTTTGGTCTTTGCACTGTTTCCGCTGCGGAAAATGCGGTGTCCATGACGGCATTGTGGTGCTTCAGGCACAAGTTCACCGCCCAATTGTTTTGCAATTTCTGCAACGCCTGACGCCAAAGTTGGAACACCAGCTGCTTCCATGTCTTCTTCAGTCTTGTAACTTGGCACTTCACCGAATTTGGTTGTCCAGTAGTCGTATTCCTTGTCAGTGTTTGCGACCTTTGCTGACGTCTTTTCGACCTGTTCCATGATTTCCTTAGTGCTTCTCTCAGCCCCGCCCATGACAAGTTGTTGCACCCTCATAATCGCTGACGTGACTGTGTCTTCAACAAACCAGCGTTTCATGTTTTGTTGGTATGCGCCCTGATAGCCGTAGGCAAAGTCAATGGCTGCTGGGCGTGTATCGTCTTCATGGCGAAACGCCTTTGCTTCAACTAAGACATAACCTTTGTCAGCACTAAATTCAACAATGCTGGTTTCAATGCGTCCAGTTGGATATGTCTTCAGCCAGCGTTCTAAGCGTTCACGGCTTGCCTCATAATTGTCCAAGAATCCCATTTATTTGACCGCCCTTTTCTGTTGTGAAATGTGGCGACTGATTGCACGCCCACGGGTATAGCCTTCACGGCTTCCGTCTTTGTGCCCAAATGAGTAACCAAGTGCAGCGGCTAAGGTGCAAAGAACACCGATAAGGAACAACGCCCGCAAAGTCTGCGGGTCTAATAAATCAACAACCATTTGAATTCTCCCGATTCTAGGTAGTAAGGACTACCACCTGCACCAAGGGTGACGCATAAGACGCGCCAAATCAAGAACCTTGCGTATTTGTCGGCGTGTCACCTGACTTTGCCTTGGATTTCAGTCCGTTGCCAGCCAGCACACCGCCCAATGAACCAGTCAGGAAAATGGCTAGGGTTTTCAATAGGTCAATAAAGGCTGCGTCGTTGGGTGCTTGTGCCCCGATTGGTTGGGTAACAAATATGAGCGCATACGTTATGCCTACCGTTACGATTAAAAATACCGCTGCAAGTGTTGAACCAATTATTAAAATCAGCTGCGCGTGGACGTCCTCAGGGGCGCGGCGTCTTGCTGGTTTGTGGTGTTGTAAATCCAAGTATGTCTTCAGTACACGTTCCAGTCGGGACGCACTGCGGTTTTTGGCACTCAAGTTTTGACCAGTTTTCATATTCTTGGCACTCATAACGTGTCCAGCCCTGATACCCACAAGCAGTCAGGATTAGCGCAAGTGCCCAAGCCAACCCTGCTGCCGTGAGTTTTCGGACTATTTCCCCGTTAACCCGAAACTCTTATCCTGCGGATTTAACCAGCGCAAGATAACTGGTGCGACCGCTGCGACGCCTGCCATTGCAAGTGTCTTTGGGTCTGTCACACCCGCCATGTATAAGGCAAGTGCTGCTGCCATGAATGATCGTGCCCATGAAGCGATTAAGGCTTTGGCTTTGTCCATTTTTTTGTTTTCTCCTTTGTCGGTTTTACTCCCGATTTTGGTATTTCAACTGTTGGGTGTTCGCCCTTGTAAGGTACGAATTTGGGAATCCCAAACCCAACAATCTCTTTGCCAACGTTGCGCACTTTTACCATGACCATGCCACCATTTCGCTGGTCGCCTGTGCCACTGGTGTTGCCCTCAATGGTGACGCATTGCTTGTCGTCAATTAGGCCAACAACAATTCCAACGTGACTTATACGATCAACCCCGTCATGTGGGAAGTCCATGAAAGCCAAATAACCCAACTGTGGCATATTTGACCAACGGTTAATTTCTTTAAACTTGTGCGCACCAATTGCAGTGCCCACAACTGAATGAATCTTGACGCCCGCTTGTGCTGCACACCAGTTAACGAAAGAACCGCACCAAGGTAGTCCGTCGGCCTTTGTAAATTTGCCGTACTTGGTGAGGTTGTCGCCTTCCTCAATTGTCCCAATTTCAGCCTTTGCAATTTCAATGAACGCAGCTGAAGTGCCTAATGGAAATTTCATTGAATTAGTAATTTCGCTTCATCAGCAGTTATTCCAAGTTTTGCTAATAGTGCCTCTTTGTCAGTTTCGGCTTGTAGTGCTGCCGCTGCCTTTGCCTCTTTCTTTAATTGTGCATCTGCCCACTCTGAAATTGTTGTCTCATAATCGGCTGCCGATAGTTGCGTGTAACCTTGGTCGTCACCACCAGTTTGCAAAGTTGGATATTCTGCCTTGAGTAGTTGTATTATTTCATCTTTAGTTGTCATTATTTCGCCAATCCATAGACTGCTATTGTTCCAGTAACATTTCCAGTATCTGCTTTGAATAAAAGGCCTGTGTAAGTTCTTATAGTGTCGTTCATACCAGCAAAAGAGGCAGCCCATACGCCTTCAGGTGCGGCACTTCCATAAAATTTAGGCCTAGCACTTGTGTTACCAACTTTATTGAAATAAATGACCCCGCTGGTTGTTTGTCCAGAATCTCCGCCATTATTAACAAGAGTAAATGAAGTGGTGCCACCTTGTTGCGTAAAAGTTAAAGCACTTTGATTAAATGCAACCTCATATAAAATACCATAATAATTAGCGGCTTGTGTTGTTGGCCCAGCGTATCTAAATTGAAATTCTAAATTACCACCATTTGAACCATTTGTAAGTGATTCGATAACGACCATATAACTTTCATAGGTTGATGTAAATATGCCGTCAAAAGTTGTGCCAGTAGTTGCCACGGCACTAAAACTTTGTCGGGTAACTAGTGTCATACCGCTTGCACTAACTGCTGGAGTTGCCCAGCTAGGAACACCAGCAGCCACTGTCAGTACCTGACCAGTGGTTCCAACACCTAAACGCGTGTTGGTGTTAGCAGTTGCCGATGAATAAGCAAGATCACCAAGTGTCGTGCCAGGTTGTAATGCCTTTAAGCGTGTGTCAACGCCTTGCAATGCCACGTCAAAATCGGCGGGCAAGTCCGTGACTAAATCGCTCGCCGTTGGAAGAACAAAACCATAGTTGCTTGTGGGATTTGTAATTTGAGTTTCCTTTCCTTAGGCGACAATTGTCGCATATTGCCATTCTAGGATTGGCGACACGCTTGACCAAATTTCAGTCACTGGCACGTCGTTCCAGCGCATTGCCTGCAATGAGTAGGCAAGTGGTGAAAGTAGCAAAGTAACCGAAAGTTGATTGTAGGAAGCCTGAAACGACCAGCCTTCAACAAATCCCTGAAACGCGCCTGCGCTCATATTTAAAGGCAAGTTGTTCAGTGCCACGGCTTCGCCCATAAAAATGCCAATTAGATTGTCGCGGTCAGAATTGTCCAATTCAGGATTGGTCAGGTCAAACGTGATTTCGCTGAAGATTGGCTGCGGTTGTTTTCTTAGTGACAAATAGAATTCGGCTTGGCTTTCCGCGTCAGCTGCATTGTGCAATGTTGTTGAAATAATTTGGGCAAGTGTGCCGTATTGACCAATTGAAGTCACGTCAAACGCGGTTTCCTCGTTTGAACTGGTTGCGTTGTATTTTATTGTTACATAATTTCTAACGTCGCCCGCACGGGTTTCAATCCTCAGACCCGAACCACGCGCTTGATTTGCGTCAAGGTCAACGTAGCCATTGGTTGCAAGGTATGTGGTGCGGTGGGTCGAATCTGCGTAACCAATTCGACCCAGTGCGTCTTCATAAATATAGCCCAAGCCTGAAGTTGCTAACCCTGAAACCAGTGAATAAACGTCAGTTGTGGCACTAGATCGTGCAGCCAATTCGTAATTTCCTGGGGTATCTATTTCGCCAAGCCCGTTGTTTTCTGCATTTGCCCACGTGATTGTTGGGTCATAAGCCGCCCAAGTTTCCGCACCAGCAACCTCAGCCCATGAACCAAATAAAACTTGTTCCAAGATTGTCTGAATTTGGTTGCCGTCAAAATCTTTGGAAAGTACGCCTTCAGTCAATGACTTTGGCAAACGGGCAAGTGCGCCAAGTGCGGTGATTGAGTAGGTTTGTGTGAAAGCGGTTGAACCCACTTCACGCACTTCCAAGGCAATGTCAACCACGTTGCCACCAAAGATTGCCACAAATACGCCTGCGGTGTCTTGAACCGAAACACCAATTGTTGAGTTGATATTGACTGGGATTATGGTTTGCGCCAAATCCAGCAATTGAATGTTGACGTAGCCTGCCTGCGCTTGCTCATAGATATTTGTCCGACCGCTGCGGATTGTTAGGTTTGCCAAGATTGCGTCGGTGTATTCAACGCCGTCAATTTCAACCTTCCAAATGGGATTCCACTGCGTCATTAGATCGCCACAAGCGCGGTTGCACCACCAGTGCCGCGATAGTAGGAATTGTTTAAAGTTTCAACAATTGTGCGGGCAGTGCCCTCTTTGTCAATTGCCCCGTTGACTGTAATGCTGATACGCGCTGCGTTCTGTGAATCGGTGAACCCACCGCCCCCAGCAGCTGCCAATCGTGCTGCATTTTGTGAATCAGTAAATCCACCACCAGCAACCGCAGCGGCTACGCCTGCCCCAGCCTTCGCCGCTGCGGCAATACCCCCACCACCGCCACCCGTACTTCCTGCGCTGCTTGGAAGGTTAATTGTTGGCACTGAAGGAATTGAAGGCGTTGACGTCTTTGGCACTGAAATGGTTGGAACGTTCACGCTTGGTGCAGAAATCTTGGAAACGTTAGGCAAGAATGGAATCGAATTGTAAGCACTGATCAAGGCGTTAATTCCTGCAACTGCACCTGAAATCAAACCGTTCAAAATTCTGACTACACCAGCAATGACGTCAATGACCCCGCCTGCAATTTTGCCTGCTACCTGTAAAGCCCCGCCCAAAACTGTGCCGATTACTGGTGCAAGGTAAGTTGCAATATATGCGCCGAACACTTTAAAGGTTTCAAGGTTGTCGCCGATTGCGTCTTTGATGTAACCAAATGCCTTCACAAGTCCGTTAATGATTGGCGTGAACACTGCCGTCAGCAGATTGCCCACTTGCGTAATTTGTCCACCAAGACCACCACCGTCAAGACTAAACGCGTTTGAAAATGCGTTAATTGCTGGCAGTGCATTTTGGTTAATGAAGTTAATAACTTTTTCAAGAATTGGCAACAAAGCAAACCCGATTGTCTCTTTGGCTTCGTCAAATGCCACTTGCATACGGGCAATGCGTCCAGCGTAAGTGTCTGCGTTGCGTGCTGCTGCACCGCCAAACAAATCTGAAAGGCGACCTTGCACCTGTGTAAAACTCATGGTCTTCAATTCAGCAGCTGAAAGACCGATTCCTAATTTGCCCAAGGCAGCACTGTTGCCGTCATAAGCCTTGCCCAGCGCGTTTGCAACCGTTTCCAGTGGTTTGCCAGTGGCAGTTGCAATGTCTAGTGCGTTTGTAAGTAAATCTTGTGCCTTTGTAATGTCACCAGTTGAACGCACCAAGCGTCCCAAGGCTGGTCGCAACTGATCGTCAGCCACACCCGTGGCGAGTGACATTTTAAGAATGGATTGTTCGGTTGCCGCGATTTGGGCATTGGTTGCCCCTGTGGCGTTCTCTAAGGCAAGGGCAAGTTGTGTCTGTGCCTTTTCGTCTTCAACGGCTGCCTTGACCCCTTCAATGCCGATTTTGACGGCGTAAGCACCAGCAGCAGCGGCAGCAGCGACAAACGCCGCGCCAATCATTTTGCCAGTCTTGCCAATTTTGTCGCCAAATGTGTCAACGTCTTGGGTTGCAGATTTCAGCGACTTGTTGAGATTATCAACGTCACCAAGAATGGAAAGTTTGAGCGTGCGACTACCAGCCATTAGTCATACTCCTTCACTATCTTAGAAAACGATTCTTCCCATTTTCTCACAATATCGGGCTGCACACTTCTCAAGGTTGGATAAATAAACCAACCGCGTGAACCACGACCTTCGCGACCTGACCACACTGGAAATTGCTTATATTTATTTGAACCAAATTCAACACCGCCCCAAATCTGTTGCGTTGTTGCACCACCGCTTAGTTTTTGCCCAGCAAAACCAAATGAAATTTCACCAATCTTGGAAGACTTGGAAACCTTTGAACCGTCGGCAACGCGATTGTCAACCTTGTTGCGTGTTACGGTTGCAGCGGTTGCCTTAATTTTGCCTTGAACGTATGTTGCCAATTCACTGGTTGCCTCCTTGGCTTGCGCCAACGCTGCGTCGTCCATGGCTTTAAAGGAACGGACAATGGCACGCAACTCATTTTTGTCGTAAGCGATTGCGTCACTTGCCATTTGCCCGTCCTTCCAAGATTTCCAACACTGTCAGAATGTCTTCAGCTGCTTCGAATTCGCTGGGCGATAACCCTGTTGCCAAGGCTAGTTCCCAAATTACTCTTGCGAGGCTTCCGACTGGGTGGCTTTTGGGTTTGCTTCACCGACAATGACTTCAGAAATTGTTTCAGTCCAAATGTCAATCGGTTTCACTGGCTTGCCCGCTGCCTCACGCTTCATGGCGTGATAGGCAAGAAATACCAAATCGGATATTCCGATTTTTTCCTGTGCCTGTGCAATGGTGTTACCCGTGTGTTTTTCCCAACGAACCCATTCAGGGGGCGCAGCCGTGTAAGTTATCTGATCCCCGTTGGTGTATTCAATTGTGATTGGTAGTTTCATTTTGTCTCCCGATTGTTAGGTTTAGAACGTTTCGCTTGGATTTCCTACTACCACGAATGATAGTGAAACTGTCTGTGCGTCAGGTGCTGCACCGCCGATTGACGGAACAACTGGCATGACGTTGCAAGTAAAGACCGCACCAGTTGCAGCAGTTAACGAAACCGCCAAAACTGTATTTGGTGCGCTTTCCCACGCAGTCCAAAGTGCTTCACAAAGTGATGAAGCCGCGCCCCAGTCTGCAAGCATTTCGACGTCCAAAGTCCACTGGTCGTCAATGTGCTTGTAAGCCTTGCCGTCAAGTGTTTGGTAAGTCGTGACTGTTGGTGCATTGCTTAGAACCACGCTGGTCGCCTGCGCGTCGTAGTTAACGGTCGCGATCGTCAAGATTAAATCGCGACCCGTGATGATCGTTGTTGGCACGTTATCTCCTTTTAAGTAGTTTGTGTGTAGTACGTCGAAACGTTAATGTCAGCAACCAGCATTGGGCTTTGTCCTACTTCCAACACTGTTGGCTTTTCAACAACGCCAACAACGTATCCTGCGGGCATTGCCGCAAGAATTCCGATTATGAGTTTTTCCAGATTATCCAGCGAACCAGCGTTGCTATTTGAAGCAACAATGGCAGTGATTGCAAAGTTGATTTTGACTTTGGTTGAAGCCTTGCCAATCAAGACGACTTCCATGTAAGGCGAATCGGGCACAATGACGATTGCTGGTGGAATTGGTGATTCAGGCACTGACGCATAACAAGTTGCCGAAAGTGCAGAAAAGGCGGTGGCTAAGGCTGCGCGGGTATCGGCGACGGCATTGGCTGGCATTATTGACAAACCGTTTCGACGTCTAAAAATGGCATAAGTAATGTGGACACCCTGTTGGTCAAACTTCTACCCATGCGATATGGCGTGCTGGCAAAATCTACGCCCTCAATTTGTCCACCTGCTGCAACGCGTGATTGGAACACCTCGACGCTAACTGCAAGGACGGCTGATTCAATCGGCGCGCTTGTGGCGTAAATATCAGCTGCGGAATAGCCTGAAAGTGTCGCCGTGCCCGTTGGGATAATGTCCCGCAATGTGACGTTGCTTGCCGTTAATGCTGCGGTGAAATAGTAATCAAATGAATCAACAACGACGTGAGTTGCGGTAAAGGGTGCGGGCAAACCAGTCACAATGACCGATTGACCAGTCACAAAATGATGTTCGCGCTGGGTGTAGAAATAAGCGACGTTGGAATCTAATTTGTAAGCGTTGATTGCTGAAGTATTTGCAACCAGCATTGGCAAAATGACGGCTTCAGCGGTGTTGATAATTTCGTCAAGGTAACTGTCTGAATAAAGTGAAACGGACACGCCAAGCACCGTGCGCAATTGACTTGCAGTGACAATGACTGGCATGTCCGTTTCCTTTCGACTGCTGCGGCGAGATCGGGAGAACCCGCCGCATGATTAGTTAGTGGCTATTTATGCCTTGTTATTTTGGAACGCACCAGCCGCAATTTTGGTCGCTACTGCACCAAACGAATACACGCCCACGGTGATTGAACCGTCAGCGGTTGATTCTGCACGCAATTGGTATGAAGTTCCTTCGTACCATGTGTAAGCGTCAGGGTTAACGATTAGCAATGTACCGTCCCCGTCGCCACCGTTTGTTGGGTCAACGTACAGGTTCAAGCCCGCAACGTTTCCTGTCAAACTTGTTGGCACTGAAACACCAGGTTGATTCATAGGATTTGAAACCTGTGAATAAATTGGACGTCCAGCGTCATTTAAAGTCATTAAGTTTGACCACTGACCAGTTGACGCAATCATGTTGCGTGCAAATGGATTTGCAAGTCCAGCAGTTGCGCCATAAACGCTTGCTGCACCGCGACCAATAATTCCAAGCAGTTCAGCAGCGGTTGGGTATGTTGCAACTGTTGTTGCGTCAACTGTTGCGCCAGCGATTAACTGTGCGTTGACGTATGAGTTCTGCGCCTTAGCCATGGCTGCAACCATATTACGAAGTAACTCGTCATAGAACAAAGGGCTAGTCCTCGTAAGTAATTCCACCGAAAATTTCTGCTGGCCAGCGAACTTCTTAACATCCACGCTCAAGAACGCGGAATTTTGGTCAGTATTAGAAAACGCTGCATCTTCAGCGGTGACTGCGACTGTTGGTGCAGCAGTAATCTTTGGGATTTCAAAAGTCATTCCAGCGTCAGGCAATGCACCGCGAGAAATCGCGTCAATGCTTGGGCGGATTGTTGTTGATAGTCCGTTGACAACTTCAGTCAACTGACGTGTTGGAACAAGTCCAGCGTTGTCGGTTGTGTTGTCAGCTGCCAAAACGTATTGGCGTGCGTTTTCGTCACCTGTTGCAGCAAGAACCTTGTTTTCAAGATACTTTGCAGCAGTTAACTCAATGCGTGGTGTTGTCTTCCAACCACCCACTGCGTTTGATTGTGCGGTGACTGACTGTGCAGCTTCGACCGTCTCTACGGCTGAAGCGTCATTGACGGTGTTTTCCACTTCGTCTCCTTCTGTTGTTGGTGTGACTTCAGGTTCAATTGTTGAATCTGAAACTTGGTCTTCTTCGCCTGTTGTTGCTGCGACTTCGGTGACGCGTGATGATCGGATTGCTGGTTCGCTAGTTAATGCGACGCCAGTGAGTTCACCCTTCAAAATGCGCACTGTTCCGTCTTTAAGTGTTTCGTATTCGTCAAATGAAACTTCAACGCTGAATCCGTCGCGCAAACCTTCTTGCGCTTCAACAAGTGCGTCAGTTCCAGCAGTTGTGTTTGCAATTTTGAAAGTTGCTTCAATTCCCTTGTCGTTTGATTCAATGGAAAGTGTTTTGCCAATTCGACGTGTGCGATCGTGTTCGAGGTTAAGCAACACGGCGGTGGCTTCGATTGAACCAGCGGCAAATTGAACCTTGCCAATTGAAGCGTTGCCAGTTTCCTCAAACGTGACAATGCGCCCAGTTATCGTGCGACTGTTGGAATCAGCTGCGGTGATTTGCATTGGTGTGATTACTTTTTTCATAGCAGTAGGTCTTCTTCCTCGCGTATTTCGTCAATTGACATTGCGCCAATTCGATTCAAGATTTCGTACACTTGCGCGCGCTCAAATGGATTGCCACGCAAGAAATCGTCAAGGTCAAAACGCACTTTGTTGCCTGCTGGTGTGAAATCAGCAAATGAGAGACGTTCCTCAATTATGGACATGTAATTTCTAAAAGCAAAATCAACGAGGTCGCGCCTTTTGTCCAAGGCGTTGGAATATGTGAACGTTGATTGTTGCGCGTCAGTGAAATAGGCTGGAAGCCCTGCTGCCCTGCTAAGTTCCAAGGCCACGTAGTTTCGTGCCTCATTTAGCTGCAAATTCTTTGGGTCGTAGCCAAGCGTCTCCAGGGTGACGTCAGCATTTAAAAACGCGGTGGATTTGTTAGCACGTGCCGTGCGCCATGCGGTCAACAACTTTGCAACACGATCTGCGGGCAATGATGTTCCGTTTGACTTTAAAACCATTTGCGGAATTGGTTCGACTGCAAAATTCATTGCTGCACGCTCTAAGGCTGCTGCTGCACGGATTGTGCGACCTGCGCGACTTAATAATCCTTCTTGGAAGCCTTGGAAGACAACAAGGTTTGCTGGGTCAACAAATGCGCCGTCAATTGAATATGTTGCAATTTCATAACCCATGCCGTTTGTTGTAATTGTTACGCGCTCAGGTGCAATGCGTTCCATTGCGCGAATTTTGCCCGTATCGGCATACCTGTCCATAACGTATGCATACGCACTTGGAAAAAAGAACAAATCGGAAATAATCCACGCCCAAAACGTTGACCCTGGAATTCGTGGGTCAGGCTGGTTGATAACGCGCGGTTGTGTAACTTTTTCGCCCGTTGCTTCGTTACGTGTGTGCATTGGTAATGAAGCGATTGTTTGAATAATTCCAAGGGCGCGCGCTACGGTTGGCACACTCATTGCTTCAGCACGTGAAGCGGTGACTATTCCTCCGAATAGGAATAAATTACCTACTTCACTGTAATAAGGTGCAACCGCAGCTGCGTCCACGTCAATGGTCTTTGCTGGAACGGCAGCGTCAACCTTGCGTGCGAATAGATCAGAAAATGCCATGCCCGAATTGTGGCAGGCTTATACGTTCAGCCCACCATTATGTCAAGGTCATTGTCTGGGCGTGTCGCAAAGTGCGAAACGAGACTAACGGCCACCGCGCCGCAAACGACCGACTGTGACGCCCTTCTTCCAATAACCCAGCCGCCGTCGCCGCGACGTAATTGCACCGCAGCTAAAACTTCTTCCGATAGTTGACTTTGCCCCTTGTGTTTTAAACGTCCACTGTTAATTGCTGAAAGCATTTCGTCGCAAGCCTGCGGATAACTGGTGTCCATGTCATAAACAGGAATTCCAGCGGGTGCAAGACGCGCAGCAACCGCGCCACTGGTTTTTCGACTGTAAAGCACGTATTCGGTTGGATATTTGCGGGCGTAGTCTGCCAATTCGTTGGCAATGGCCTTATCGTCCAATTGCAAGTCGTTTGTCCAAGTGTGAAGCAACTTGACGACAAACTTTTCATCACCAAGTTTTTGCGCCCCAACAAGACTTGCGTGCCTACGATCAGGTGACAAGTCAATCGCAAGCCATGTCAATTTGTCAGGGTCAAGGTCAAC